TCTTGACACGAGCCTGGATCCTGCATTCCGCGTCCCGCTGGCCGATGTTCCTGGCGGTGGTATTCAGATCGGCGCACCGGTGGCCGGCATCCGTACGTCTCACGGCAACATCGCGAACATGCCCGACGTGTTCATCCGCGACCAAGATCAGCTGGTTCCGTTTCAGCTCTTGCACCCGCTCGTTGCAACGGCGAATGATGCGATGAAGCCGACTCTCGCAGCCGCTCCGGCGCAGAACGCTGCCTCCAAGTTTGAGACCAACCATGACGGTCTGTACTACTACATGGTTACCGGCCTGAACGCCGCAGGTCAGTCTACGGGTGTGGTCAGCTCGCAGCAGACTGTTCCTGCAGGAAACCAGGTCACTCTGACCATTACCGCGTCTGGCGGCAATGCAGAGACGGGGTATGCGGTCTATCGTTCTGCGAAGAACGGCGGCAATACCGCGGCGGACTTCCGCCTGATCAAGCGTATTCCGAAAACGGCCGGCGGAACGACGACGTTCATCGATCGAAACGAGGACATCCCCGGGTCGTCGAAGGCGTACATCCTGAACATGCTGCCCGGTGCCGACGCGATCAACTGGCGTCAGCTGCTGCCGATGCTGAAGTTCCCGCTGTACCCGACGGTAAGCGCCGTGGTGCCGTGGGCACAGCTGCTGTTCGGCTATCTGCGGATCACCAAGCGCAAGCAGCACGTGGTCATCAAGAACATCATCCCGAACAACTCCGCATGGAAGCCGTTCGGCTGATATTCATTACGTAAACATGGGAGGCGTCACATGGCGCCTCCCATCAGATGGAGCGCACACATGGCAAAGGTTCTTTGCACGATCGAAAATGCCTCTGAGTTGATCAGCGATGTTCGATTCGTGAAGCACAAGGACGGGATGATCTCTGAGGAGATCAGCGACGAGCAGTCCGCGTTTTTCCTGTCGGTAACCGGGTTTCATCCCGTTGAGAAGGACGGTGCCCCGAAAAAGCGCGGACGTCCGCCGAAAATTGCAGAGCAGGCCGATGAGCCACCCGGTGATGGCGGACACATCGACGGAGACGGTAGCACCGCATCCAGCGATGATACGTATGGCGATCAGGATCCGCTCTACTGAACTGAACGAGGGACATCATGTCAAACATCAATACGTCCGGATCCGCCCAGGATCAACTGAATCGGTGCATGCCGGCGGCTGCTGACGTCAAGCTGGGAGACCTCCTGGCGGAACTGATCCAAAAGGTCAATGCGCTCGCGACGGGTCTCAATGGCGCGCTCGCCAAGCTGGATGCCGACAACGCAGTGACCGACAGCGACTACGTCACCGACCACGGCGTGTCCTCGAGCGACATCAAAGGTCTGGAAGATCGGTACTGATCGCTCGGCGGCTCTCGCCGTGAAGCCGCCGCCCGGACCCCGTGCGGCGGCTTTGTTTTATGAGGACCACGAATGACCACGATCATTGCTGGACAGGACGCTCGAGTCACCGTAGCCATCCGCGTCAACGGCAAAGTCGTACCCATTCCATCGACCGCTCAGGTCCGGGCACATCTACTGTCTGAGGACGGGTCCACTCCCCTGTTTAATGCAGTACCGGCCGCCCATGACGCCATTGGCGCAGACTGGAACAATGGCATTGTCGCCGTCCCGCTGTCCTCCGGAGAGACCGCGTCACTGCCAAAGCCATCCGCCATCCTGGCCATCATAGGCCCGGGCTGGATCAAGCGCTTCAAGCTGGATGTCCAGGATCTCAGCACGCCGGATCGTTCGGCGCTGTTCATCAAGGACATTGTCATCGATGAACTGCGGCAAGACCGGCTTACCTTGATGGCGCAGAACTTCGGCGGTACCGTGGATCTGACGGATGATTACATGTGGCAGAAAGTTCTCGCCGCTGAATCGTTCATTTCTCACGAACTACGCGTTCCACTGGCGCCGACCCGATTCTTCCCGAACACCCCGACACCCGAGCAGGTCGCAGACCTGAACGGTATGCCTTGGGCGATCGATCCGGCATACGACTATGACCCGGAATTCTTCCGCGGAGAAAAGTGGGGGTTCCTGGTCACTCGACAGAAGCCGATCATCAGCGTTGAGCGAGTCATGTTCGTCTACCCTGCCCCAACGCATGGATTCTATGAGATACCAGGCGACTGGCTGCGCATGGATCGCAAGTACGGCCACATCCGTTTTGTGCCGGCGAGCTCGCCGTTCGTTGCACCACTGAATGCATTTATCATGCAGGCGCTTGGTGGCGGGCGGACGATTCCATTCGCCTTCGAGGTGACCTATACGGCCGGCCTGGAAGATGCTGGAAAGTTGTACCCGGATCTCCTGGACGTGGTGAAGAAGACCGCCGTTCTTAAAGTTATCGAGGATTCATTCGCGCCGCAATCCGGTTCAATCAGCGCTGACGGACTGTCAGAGTCTATGAGCAAGGACATGAACCAGTACCGTGACACAATAGACTCGATATTGAACGGTCCGAAGGGCGCCAACGGCGGGCTTGTCACCGCTATTCACGGCATCCGTATGGGCTACCTGGGGTCGTAAGATGTATCTCAGTCCCGCGCGGTTCAATCGGCACCTGAATAAGTTGGGCCAGTCCTTCACGTGGCGGAAGTCATCGACCTGCCCATGCACGAACCCTCATTCCGGCGCGGCACGACAAGATTGCCCGCACTGCCACGGCAAACGGGTGATATGGGCCCCGGCAGTGCCCGGATCCGCTGGCGTTGCCGGACAGAAGACGCAGCTTGAATGGGCTCAGTTCGGTCTCTACCAGGGTGGTGACGTCGTACTGACAATCCCCGAGTCCTCGCCGCTGTACGAAATGGGCCAGTTCGATCGTCTCGTCATGCTGAACAGTACCGACAATTTCTCACTGCCGCTCGTGCGCGGTCAGAACGATCGGATCCATGGGCACATCAAGAAGATCGATCGTGTGTTCTGGATCGATGGTGATGCGATCGTGGAAGGTCCTTTGCCCGACCTGGCGGAGAATGGAACGCTGTCATGGAGCGTTGGTGGTCCGCCTGCAGGACGGCAGTACAGCGTCGACGGTACCCGCTGCTCCGAATATTTCATATGGGGACCCTTCCCTTCCGACAGGATGATGCACCATGGGGCGCGTCTGCCGCGGCGTGTTGTGGCTCGCCAGTTCGACTTGTTCGGGCGCTAGGCTCCAAGTTCGCGGCGGATGGCTTCACTGAAGACCTTCTCTGCAAGCGGCGCCATCTCTTTAACCACTCCCTCTGCAAGGTGAAGTCCCGCCGCCGGCGGAATGATCCATCCCTGCTGACCCTCGGCCATGACGCGGAAGGTCAGATAAGTCGAGTATCGTTTTCCGCCAGGCGTCGTGGTGGAGAACCGGTACATGCCTGCGTACCTATCGGTCGCGTGATGCGATCGAAGCTTCCTCCCGTGACCGGATGGCAAGCTCTCGCCCCACCGGTATCGGTTCTGTGGGACCATTAGCGGGATGCCGCCCTTCGGCACAAATTGGCCAGATTGTCGCTTCCCCTTCCCGACAATACGCGACGGCGCAAGTGTTTTTGCAACTTTGTACACGGATTCTGGCATCGGACTCGCCATGCCATCAGATCCTGGCGTGTTGTGCCGGAATGGGATGATCAGATACCGCCGGCCAGCGGCCGACTGGCGTACTTTCTGGCTTGTTTGCAGGTACTGCTTGAGGTCTCGAGCCGGACGGCCTTTCTCGATCTCTTCGGCGTGCTTATAGTCTGACCAAACCAGGGCCGAGAACGGCCCGGTCTCCTGCCATTTTATTGATGCGGAATAGGCGTCCTTCTCCCCGCTCCATAGCTTTGCCCGCTGCACGGCCTCGATCCAGTTCGACGTCGTTTGCTCCGCCACCGCTCGCACCGCCTGCGATAGCATCGGAAACACCCGCTCATTCACGATATTGCCCGCCTCCTCGATGACGGCGGACAGGTCGACGGAGATCCTGAATTCGGCCATGGCTTGATTATTCCATCACGATCGCGTCGTGACATCAGAATCATGGTCATGATCAAAATGACCCAGCCACTGGCGGTCGGGAATGCCGTCAGGATCATCGTCAGTTCGGATGTGAATTGGTCCAGGATTCGCATCCTACGCCGCGTTGATGATGCGTTCGTTGGGGCCGAAGGTGACGAAGACGCGATTGTTGTCTATGACGACATATCCAACGGAGACAGCATTGTTGATACCGCTGGGCTGATCAACGGTCAGGAATACCATTATCAGCTGTATGCCTTCATGAATGGAGAGTTGGTCGCTCGAGGCTCGCCAAGCGTTTGCACCCCCATCGCCTCCTATGAGGACCGAAGCACCGACGCGCTAACGGTATTTCGCGATCGAATTTCAGCGGGCCTACGTGTCGAAGCGGACCGCGGAATACTCAAACACGATAGCGGGTCCATCCCAGTCTATACGGCTCCTCCTGTCTACGAAGAAACCCGATGGCCGGTCGTTACCGTGCACCTTCAGTCCGAATCGGATGGATCGAGGGGGCTGGGCGAACTCGTAGATGTTGACGACCTTGAGGATGAAATGTGGCGCGAGTCCGAAGGTTGGCTCGCAAAAGTTCAGCTCACGGTAATCGGCTGGGCCCTGAATCCGGACGAGCGAATCGAACTTCGTAAGGCGCTGCGACGAATCATCGTCGCTAACCTGCCTGTGTTCGACGCCAACGGCATGATCGAGATCGGACTGCAGCAGCAGGACATTGAGGACTTCACCTCATACAACACACCTGTCTACCAGGTCATGTCGACGGTTACCTGCCAGGCACCAATCGTGGTTTCCAGTCGGGTCGGTCAAATCACCGACGTGAACACCGTCATTACGACAAACATTTGAGGTCCGAAATGGCTAAAAACAGCGTCCCTGATATCGAAATCGAGATCAAGGATCCGGAAATGACCACGTTGCAGGAATTCTGCATTCTCCTTTCTGGATCGGACCGGCGTGTCGAGATGATCGCCGCGTTCAACTATTCGGAGCAGCTGTCGGGCCGGATCAAGGACACCGCATCCGCTTTCCGCACTCGATACAACGCATTCGCTAACAAGCCTGTCTGAGGACGAAAAACATGGCCGTATTCTTCAACGGACGACTGTTTGTATCGCCGGCGACCATGTCCGTGGTCGACGATTCTGCGCTGGCGAACCAGAACCTTTCAGTGGGCAACACGGTTGCACTGATTGGGCCGTCGGTGGGTGGGCAGCCAAACACTGCACTGCGATTCGGAAGCCCCTCTGAGGCGATTTCTGCGCTTCGTGGAGGGGATCTTTTGACCGCGGTGCTCAAGGCCTTCGATCCCAGCGCTCAAACCAATGGACCTTCGACCGTAGTCGCGGTTCGCGTCAACCCCGCTACGAGATCAACCCTCACGTTGCTCGATCAGGCATCCAATGACGCGATCCATCTGGAATCGACCGACTATGGTGCATACACGAACCAGATCAAGGTCAAGGTCGAGAGTGGAACGAACTCAGGCAAGAAGGTGACCACGCAGTTCGACAATGACTTCTTCGCCCAGGACGACATCGCGCGTCGTGCATTCATGATTCGGTATTCTGGACAGCAGCTTTCGGCAACGATGACTGTCACGGACAACCAGATCATTCTCCAGGCGCCTTCTGGAAATATGGTCGATACGATCGATCTGAGCATCTATCGCACCGTTCTGCAGGTGGTCGACAGAATTAACGCCGTAAGCGGATTCTCTGCGTCCGTCCTCGATGGAAATGGGGGCCGAACCGCCCTTAATGGCCTCGATTTCGTTAACTCGGTCGATGTGCATTCTGGCGATTACATTGTTCGGGCAGATCTTCAGGCGGTGATTGACTGGATGAATGACACCGCTGAGGGATACGTGAACGCCACGCGCGCCGCTGGCGCGGGCGATCCGCCTGCGAACATCGGCTTCGCTTACATGTCCGGTGCATCAGATGGCGTCGTCACAAACTCGGAATGGAGCAATGCTTACACCACGCTCCAGACCGAGGACGTTCAGTGGGTTTGCCCGGTAACCGGCAATCCTGCGGTGCACGCAATGAACGACGCTCATTGCGCGTTCATGTCGACGGTCGCACGCGCCGAGCGCCGAGGCATCGTCGGGACGTCTCTTGGAACGTCGGATACTGATGCTATTCAGGCGGCGCGCAATCTAGCTAGCGACCGCACATCCTTGATCCACATCGGGTTCTATGACTACGACGCGTCTGGTCGCCTGGCCCTGCACCCGCCGTACATCCTGGCCGCACTGATTGCCGGCGCCTTCAGCGGCGTGAACCCCGGGACTTCGCTCACGAACAAGAGCATCAAGGTACGCGGGCTCGAGCGGAACCTGCGCAACCCGACCGACACCGACCTGCTGATTCAGGGCGGCGTCTTCTGCATCGAGAGCACGTCGGCCGGATACAAGGTGGTCAAGTCGATCACCACGTGGTTGGCGAACTCCAACTTTAACCGCGTTGAGGTTTCCGCCGGCGCTGCCGTGGACTTCGTATCTCGCAGCGTTCGTACCGCAGTCGATGTCCTGCGCGGCGAGAAGTCTGCGCAGACAACCATGGCGCGTGCCGCAAGCATCACAGACTCCGTCTTGCGCGAGCTGGCCAGGCCTGAGCCGCAGGGCCCGGGAGTCATCGTCGGGAATACCGATAACCCGGCCTACAAGAACATCAGCGTCTCTGTCAACGGAGACGTTCTGCGGATCGAGTTCCAGTGCTCGCCGGTGATACCAGTCAATTACATCCCAGTTTCAATTTTCGCCCAGCCGTTCAGCGGTTCGGTCTCGGTCTAAAGGAGTAATTCAGAATGGCTTCTCGAAATCTCAGAACCCGCTCTGGTAACCGGATCGAGGTTGCATTCGACGGGAAACGGATTGGCCTGGTCCAGTCAGTTCGGATGAGTGACGACTACGGACCTGAGCCAGCCTCTGGAATCGGCGACATTCATGTTTTGGAGTACGTACCAACTATGGCGCGTCACTCCCTGAGTGTCAGCGCCATGGTCCTGAATCGTGGCGCTATGCTGGATGCGGGGATCGCGATGGAGAATGGCGATGCCGTACTGCAGGGAATCGTGTTCGACATCGAGGTATACAGCAAAGATGACGGCAGCTTGCTGCGTAAGTACATCGGCTGCTCCTATGCGTCCGGCGACCTGGATGTCTCGAAGCATACGATCATCATGCAGTCTGGCATGTTCAACGCGCTCGACGTGAGCGGTGTTGGCGTAGGCGTTTAATCAGTTTGCGGGATAGAGAAGCAGCATCTCGTCGCGCTCATAACGCGAAGGTCGCTGGTGCAAGTCCAGCTCCCGCAACCAACAATATGGAGGAATGATGGCCCGGAAACCCAACTCGAGCGACTTTTCGATCGACGTCGATGGCATAGGTAGATTCATTTTCGCCCGCCGAACGATGCGGGATACCTACC